GAACAAGCGGTAAATGCTGTTAGTAATCAAGGTCCAGGTTTCATAGATAAAGCTAAAGAAAAATTTGATCAAGTAACTGGCAGAACTGCTAAACCAAAAGAAAGAATGACAGGATCTCTAGGAGCCACCGGGTCGATGTTTGAAAATTTTGGCTCAGGACAATTGATGGAATTACACGGAACTGAAAGTGTAATGACACCAAAAGATCTAAATGCCGTAGTTAAAAATACCATGGAAGGAGCATTGAAAGCTGTGCCCAAAACTGGTATGGTAGATTACGAACAGATGGCTAAAATGGCTGGACCACCTAAAACTGGAGGCATTGATCTCAAAAAAGTAAGCGACACTATAAACACCAGTATCGGTTCTTCGTACGGTGATAAAGTAGACATGAAGAGTTTAAAGTTTGATCAATACGGTCAGCCAATTACTAGTCAAATTAAAGCAAAGACTGCCGAGATTCCTACTGAAATTAAAAAGAAAGAAGAAGAAAAAACTGCGGTAGCATCAACAACTACTACTCCTGCTGCTCCTTCATCAAAACCAGATGCGAAAAAACCAGATGCGCCTAACCCTGCCGCTACAACAAGCAAAGAGTCTAGCCTATCTGACGTAGTAGCCAGCTTAAATCAATTAAATAGTAAAGTGAGCCAATTAATTGATGTACAAAAAGATGTTGGCCAACGACAAATTAAAGCAGTTAAAGCTAATAGCAAGGACGTATATAATCAATGAGTTGTGATAAGTTTTACGTGTATCAATATATAAACGAAGACGGCTCACCGTTTTATATTGGTAAAGGTTCGAAGGACAGGATCAACGAAAGTCATTTGCCGTGGATTAGCATACCCCCAATTGAATATCGAAAGATTATTAAAAACAATTTAACTGAGCAAGAAGCGTTTGATTTAGAGTTGTCATTAATTAAAGCATACGGCAGAAAAATAGACGGCGGCATTTTAGAAAATAAAAAAATAAGCAGATGGGTAGCACAAGCCGGATGGCGCCACTCTGAAGAAACTAAGAATTTAATTTCTAAGAAAAATACTGGAAAACTTAGAACTGAAGAACAAAAGAAACACTATAAGGGAACTAAGTCTGTAGAACATGCGAATAAAATCAAAAATGCTGTTCAAGAATTATGGAATGATCCAGAATATAAGGCACAGAGGCTAGCTAAAATTAAAGAAAAGCCGTTTGCCCATAAAGGAAAGCCATGGAGTCCTTTAAGAAGAGAATCACAAATGAAAAAACAAATTAATAAAGGTGCGACGTCATGAGCTGGAAAAAGTACTTCCAACCTGTACAAGTAGGAAAAGAATCAGGTAGCTACAGTCCCATGAGCGTTACTGGACGTAGTGCCGGCCCAGCTCGTACTAATTACTCAAGTTTTTTACCAGACGTTTATACTGGCGCACCTAATCGTATTGACAGATATCTTCAATATGATACCATGGATATGGACAGTGAAGTAAATGCTGCTCTAGATATCCTGTCAGAATTTTGTAGTCAAAAAAATAAAGAGAATCAGACTCCTTTTCATTTTTATTATAAACAAGCGGCTACAAATAGTGAAATTCAAATCTTAAGAGAATATCTGCAACAGTGGTGTAAACTACAAAAATTTGACACGAGAATTTTTAGAATTGTTCGTAATGTGTTCAAATACGGAGATGCTTTTTTTATTCGAGATCCAGAAGATAAAAAATGGTTTCATGTTGATCCAGGAAAAATTACCAAAGTCATTGTTAATGAAAGTGAAGGTAAAAAGCCAGAGCAGTATGTGATTAGAGATTTAAATCCTAATTTTCAAGATCTAACTGTAACTACTATTAATCCTAATACTACTAATGCAAACAATAGAGGTACTGCCTATGTTGCCGGTGGCGCTGCTGCCCGTGGCCAAGCTAGTGCGTACCCAATCAGTCCAGGCACACGCTTTCAAAACAATGAAAATGAACTGGCAGTAGACGCAAAGCACGTGATACATCTAAGTTTAAGTGAGGGATTAGATAATAATTTTCCTTTTGGAAATTCATTGTTGGAGACAGTGTTCAAGGTATTCAAACAAAAAGAATTATTAGAAGATGCTATCATTATCTACCGTATACAACGTGCTCCGGAACGTAGAATTTTCTACATCGATGTAGGTAATATGCCTAGTCACTTGGCAATGAGTTTTGTGGAGAGAGTTAAAAATGAAATACATCAACGAAGAATTCCTTCTGCTGCTGGCGGCGGTACTAATATTATTGACTCAGCCTATAATCCTTTATCAATTAACGAAGACTACTTCTTTCCACAAACAGCAGAAGGTAGAGGTTCAAAAGTAGAAACATTGCCTGGCGGAACTAATCTAGGCGAGATCGATGACTTAAAATATTTTACTAACAAGCTGTTCCGAGGATTACGTATTCCTAGCAGTTACTTACCTACTGGCGCAGACGATAGTCAAGCTCAATATAATGATGGACGAGTAGGCACTGCTTATATTCAAGAACTACGATTTAACAATTACTGTATGAGATTACAAAATCTCATGACAGAAATATTTGATCAAGAATTTAAACTGTACTTAAAAGATCGTGGAGTTAATATCGACAGCAGTTTGTTTGATTTAAAATTTGAACCTCCACAAAACTTTGCTGCTACAAGACAAAGTGAGTTAGACACAGCAAGAGCTCCTACATATCAAACTATGAGTCAGGTGCCTACTATCAGTAAACGTTTTGCTCTAAAGCGATTCTTAGGCCTAACAGACGAAGAAATCGCAGAAAACGAACGCTTATGGGCAGAAGAAAACGGTAAGTCTAAACCTACACCAACAGACAGTGTGGCAGAATTAAGAGGTGCTGGTATAAGTCAAGCAGGTATTAGTTCAGACATAACCGCAAATGCTGATACAGCAATGACTCCAGAAGCTGGCGGTATGCCTCCAGCCGGAGCTCCTGTTCCTGGAGCAGCACCCGCAGCACCTGCTCCTGCGGTATAAATATTATTATGATACTTCGTGAATTATTTGATAACGATATGAAAGCAATAGCCACTGACTTTCGCTATATGCCTCAACATGATTCCAGCGTGATAGAAAGAAGTGACACACGCAAAACTAGACTGACACTTGGTCAAATAAATGAACTGCGTAAAGCCAGTGAAGCTCATATCTTAGAGCAAGAAAAAGAATTAGAATTCATCGAAGCCATGTATAAAGTCCCTCCACAACCTGTGGCATAATTAATCTTAAAAGGATAATTTAATGCGCAGTTTTGTATTAGGCAATGGACGTAGCCGCCTGAATATCATCCCAGAAGAACTTAGAAAGTATGGAAAAACTTACGGATGTAATGCTCTGTATAGAGAGTTTGAGCCAGATTATCTAATAGCTGTAGACCCTAAAATGATAGTAGAAATTGAAAAAAGTGGCTATCAACGTACACATGAAGTATGGACTAATCCTAATGCCAAGTACAGAAATTACAGCGGATTTAAGTACTTTAGTCCTAGCTTAGGTTGGAGTTCTGGTCCTACAGCACTTGACTTTGCTTGTAAACATAAGCCTAGCGAGATTTATATTTTTGGTTTTGATTATACCGGCGTGAATGGTTTGTTAAACAATGTTTATGCTGACACAACCAACTATAGAAAAAGCAATGATCCAGCTACATATCACGGTAACTGGGAGAAACAGACAGAACAAGTTATTAAACAAAATAAATCTATCAAATTTTATAGAATGGTAGATCAAAAATATTATAACTTGGAATGGCCTTACACAAACTTTAGACATATGACCTACGAAGAATTAGGAAGGTTAATGCCTACTTGGAATCTAAAAACGTAAAAAACCACCATTATAACCCAGTTTTTTGGGTTTCTCTGTAAATAATATTTGACAGCCTTACAATCTTACCAGGAGGATACTATGACTGATCGATCAAAGTTCGAACAGATGCTCGAGCATCTTGTAAATGAAGACCAAGAAGCCGCGAAGGAAATTTTCCATCAAATCGTTGTGGAAAAGAGTCGCCAAATCTATGAAAATATTTTATCCGAAGACTTCGATATGGAAGAAGCCAAAGACGAAGACGACGAAGAAGACATGGAAGAAGCTAAAGACGAAGAAGATGAAGAGTCTGTAGAAGAAGCCAAAGATGATGACGATGAAGAAGACATGGAAGAAGGATTTGCTTTCGGCGAAGCTGATGACGAAATCGGCGGCGATCCAGCAGATGATCAATTAGATGACATCTCAGCTGATGGCGAAGACGACATGGACATGGGAGATGAAGAAGGCTCCGATGAATTAGAAGATCGCGTAGTTGATTTAGAAGATGCTATCGATGATCTACGTGCAGAATTTGAAAAAATGATGGGCGATGAAGGTGACGACATGGGCATGGGCGGTGATGACATGGACATGGATATGGGCGATGATGACATGGACATGGGCGACGAGTCCCCAATGAAAATGGGCATGGCCGATGACGTAAGCTTTATGCGCGAGTATATTGAAAAAGTAGGAAACCCAAAGCATGGCGATAACGGTGCTAACACTAAGTCAACTGTAGCTGGTAAAAACGACATGGGCGGCACTACTGCTAATATCGTAGCTGGCGGTGAAAGTACTTCAGGCGGTACAAAAGGTGGATTAGCAAATCCGTCAACCAAAGAAGATAACGCAGGCAATGTAAATGTTCCAGGCGGTAAAGCTGGCGTTAAACACCTTAAGAAAATGAGTTCACCAAAAGGCGGCGACGATGGTGATAAGGGCGCACAAAGTCCTATTAATGGTGTTAAGAGTCGCGCAAAATAAGGTACAAAAGATGAAAAGTCTTCGTGAAAACCTGAGTTTCGACCAAGCAAAAATGGTCGTTGAGTCCGAAGAAGGCATGAATGGCAAGTCTCTTTATCTTAAAGGGATTTGCATTCAAGGCGATAAACGGAATCAAAATCAGAGAGTTTATCCTGCGAGTGAGATCACCAGGGCTGTCAAAACCCTGAACGATCAAATTGCTGGTGGCTATTCAGTTTTAGGCGAAGTAGATCATCCAGATGACCTAAGAATCAACCTTGATCGTGTGTGCCATATGGTCACAGAAATGTGGATGGAAGGCGCAGACGGTTATGGAAAGTTAAAAGTACTCCCAACTCCAATGGGTCAACTAGTGAAAACTATGTTAGAGTCCGGCGTAAAGTTGGGAGTTTCTTCACGTGGCTCCGGAGATGTAGACGGTAGTGGACACGTGAAAGATTTTGAAATCATCACAGTAGATGTGGTGGCTCAACCTAGTGCTCCTGGAGCATATCCTACACCTATCTATGAACACCTTATGAATCATCAAGGTGGTTATAGAAGCTTGCGCATAGCGAAAGAGGTACAGGATGATCCTAAGGCGCAGAAGTATCTTAAAGAAAGCTTATTGAAAATAATAAGCGGACTCCAATAAAAAAGGAGAATCACATGTTGGAAGCACTAAAAACTTTATTTGAAAACAACGTGATTTCTGAAGAGATTAAAGCCGATATTGAAAAGGCTTGGGATTCGAGAATTACAGAAAATCGTACTCAAGTCACACAACAACTACGAGAAGAATTCGCTCAACGTTACGAACATGACAAGCAAGTTATGGTCGAAGCTATTGATCGTATGTTAAGCGATCGTTTAGCAGAAGAAATCGTAGAATTTGTGGAAGATCGTAAGCAACTGGCTGAACAAAAAGCCAGATATGCTGTAGCAATGAGACAAAATGCTGGACTGATGAAAGAGTTTGTTACTCGTCAGTTAGCATCAGAAGTCCGTGAGCTACACGAAGATCAAGTACAAATGGCTCAAAAGTTTAAAACTTTAGAAAAATTTGTGGTAGAAGCTTTAGCTCAAGAAATCGCTGAGTTCCATACAGATAAAAAAGATATTACAGAAATGAAGGTACGTTTAGTTCGTGAAGGCCGTGGAGCATTGGCTTTAATGAAAGAGAAATTTATTAAACGTGCTGCTCAGTTAGTTGAAAATACAGTTGAACAGACTCTTACAAAAGAGATTGGCCAGCTGAAAGAAGATATTGAATCCGCTCGTCGTAATGATTTTGGACGTAAACTGTTCGAAGCATTCTCAAGTGAGTATCAGAATAGCTATCTAAGCGAAAAATCAGAAACAGCTAAATTGCTCAAGGTCATAGACATGAAGGAATTAGAAGTTGCTGCTGCTAAAAACGCTGTAGCAGAAGCACGCCTAATCTCAGAAAGCAAAGAAGCAGAAATTAATATGTTAAGAGAGAGTGTAGAACGTAAAGCAATTATTAATGAATTAGTAGGTCCTTTGGCCACAAGTCAAAAAGCTATTATGACAGAATTGCTCGAAAGTATACATACCACAAAGTTACGCAGTAATTTTGAAAAGTACTTACCAGCAGTTGTTGCTGGCGAAGCTCCGCAGAAGAAAAAGGCACTATTAGAGGCAAAAGAAGTTACAGGCAACAAACAAACCAACAGCGTAAGTAGCAGCAAGAGCGAGTCAGACAATAATATTGTTGACATTCGTAGACTTGCTGGGATTTAAAAAAAACATTAATCAGGAGATATAATAATGTCAGAACTACTAACAAGCCGTTGGGCAGAAACAAAAGAAGCCCTATTAGAAGGCTTATCAGGCACTAAAAAATCTGTAATGGCATCGACTCTAGAGAATACCCGTAGGTATCTCGCAGAGAATGCTTCAGGTGGTGCTACATCTGCCGGCAACGTCGCAACATTAAACCGCGTGATTCTTCCAGTAATCCGTCGTGTTATGCCAACAGTTATCGCTAACGAGTTGGTTGGTGTACAACCTATGACTGGTCCAGTGGGTCAAATCCACACTCTACGTGTTCGTTACGCAGATACCTTAAGTGGTACCTACGGCGTGAACGCTGGTGTTGAAGCACTAAGCCCATTTAAAATTGCTGAAGGTTATTCAGGCAATGATGGTTCTGCTTTCACAGCTGCATCAACAGCAACCCTAGAAGGTGCTGCTGGTAAGCGTTTAAGCATCCAGATCTTAAAGCAAACTGTTGAAGCGAAGACACGTAAGTTAAGTGCTCGTTGGACATTTGAAGCTGCTCAAGATGCACAAGCCCAACAAGGTATTGACATCGAAGCAGAAATCATGGCTGCTTTGGCACAAGAAATTACAGCTGAAATTGACCAAGAGATTCTTTTATCTTTAGGTGTTCTAGCTGGTACACAAAACCAAGAAGCATATGACCAAGGTCTTGTAAGCGGTGTTGCTACATTCGTTGGTGATGAACACGCTGCTTTAGCTGTTCAAATCAATCGTGTTGCTAACAGAATCGCCCAGCGTACACGTCGTGGTGCTGGTAACTGGGCAGTTGTTAGTCCAACAGTATTAACAGTATTACAAAGCGCAACAACTTCTGCTTTCGCAAGAACAACAGAAGGAACATTCGAAGCCCCAACAAACACCAAGTTCGTTGGTACATTGAACAGCGCAATGAAAGTATATGTTAACACATACGCTACAAATGACACAGTACTAGTTGGTTACAAAGGTACAAGCGAAAGTGATGCGGCAGCGTTCTATTGCCCATACATTCCATTGATGTCAAGCGGTGTTGTTCTTGATCCAAGCACATTCGAACCAGTCGTAAGCTTTATGACTCGTTACGGATATGTTGAATTAAGTAACACATCTTCATCTCTAGGTAACGCAGCTGACTACTTAGGCACTGTTACAACAACAGGCTTAATATTCAGCTAATCAAAAAAACTTTACAAAAAAGTTTTACTTCAGAAAGGACTCTTCGGAGTCCTTTCTTTTTATATAAATACTGTGTCATATCGATTTATGCGGTACCCACCGCGTACGGCTTAGAACGCCGTTTTTCAAGGAGAAAACAAATGGGACGTCCAATAAATAAAAGATTTTTTGGTGTATTAGCTGATGGAACAAACATCACAATTAATTGTAAAGTAGGTGGAAATGCTGCTAGTGATCAAGGCATGATCATAAAACAACGCACAGTTAACAAATTTAGAGTCGACGATAGTAAACTAGGCACAGGTAACGAAGGTGTTTGCAAACTAGTAAACAAGGCTGTTGGAGCATTGTTAGATGATGAAATGTCAATTGACGGAGTAATTGCTGGTGGTTTACAAGGCATTAAAATTAAAAAACTTTATAATCGTACTTGCAGAGATTTCAACAATAATAGATACAAGTGGGTCGTACAAAACGATTCAACAGTTAGCTTACTTGTGTTAATACCAATTTAATATTTAGAAAATAAATGGCCATTAAAGGTAATAAAGTTGTAAGAGTCAGCCAAGGCAATTACAAAATAAAAGTTGAAGACGGCGGAGCAATTACCCTGGACACAGGGTATGAGCAAGGCACGGTATATGTGACTGGCAGTCTTGTAGTTGAAGGTCAACTTACATACCTTAATGTTCAAGACATGGCTGTTGAGGATAACATCATTATCCTCAACAAAGATGACATCCTTGGATCAACTGTTACTAAACCTGATCCAGAATATGGTGGATCAGGAGTTTCTGGTCTACGTATTTTTAGAGGATCCGGTAATCCTGCTGAACTGTTATGGCACGAAGTAAATCATTACAATCCTCCAACTGATAATACAGTGTCAGGATTATGGACCTTTAGAACACATAGCTCTGGAAGTCCAACTATTGCCGGTATTAGAACTAATCAAATTGACACCAGTGGTGGCATATTAGGACTAATCAATTCAGGCACTGGATATGTAACTGTTAGAGGCACTACTACCTACGAACGACAAATATTAACTTATACTGATACAGCAGGATATGATCCTACTTTAGGTGTAAGTGTAACAGACGATGATAGAATTCCTAATATGAAAGCAGTAAGTGATTTTACTGCTTACAATTTAGCAGTGTTTACTGCTAAACGGTTTGGTGTAGGAGATACTATTGCGGAAGGATATGATACTTCTAACGGAGACGCAGCCAGCCAATTAGAATTCAAAGTAGATAATGTATTAGAAGCAGTTATAGATACTACTGGATTAAGAGTTAATAATATCAGAGTTGGCGGTAATACTATTACCACAACTGCTAATGCTCTAACATTAACTGCCGATGACGGGTTAATACAAGTTGCTGGTTACTTAACACTAATTGATCAAGGTAGCGATCCTTCCTTATTAGGTGGAGCTACAAAACTTTATACTAAAACCACAGTAGGCGGCGGCGACACAGGTTTATATTTTGTAAACAGCAGAACTGATACAGATGGATCTACTGTAGTTACAATGACAGAAGAATTAATAAGTAGAAAAAGAGCACTACTTTTAAGTTTTATATTTTAAGGAATTACAATGGCTATTCAAAGCTCTGCAATTGGCACAAGTAATACAGACATATATGTCAGCAGTGGTAACACGGCAGTTACATGTATCTGGGTCTGTAATACAGCTACCTATGATCCAAATAATCCTAGCACAGGACAAACTTATTTAGATTTACATTTTGTAAAACAAGGACAAGGTGTTACTAATACAAATTTAATTGTTAATCAACTTCCAGTGCCAGCAGGTGAAACAGTGACATTTGATACAGAAAAAATTATTTTAGACAACGGTGATAGAGTGGTAGCAAATACATCAGCACCTGCTAATTTAGTAGCAACAATAAGTGTAATAAATGTATAATGAAATATTTACGTAGACAAGTCCTAAGCAACAAAACTGTAACTGGGCACCAGTCAATCTACGTTGACTTGACCGGTGAAACTGTGATTGATCAGCCGTATTCGTTATTGATGCCAAAAGGTTCAACAACACAAAGAAGTCCCGACATAACTGCTCCTAGTTATACTAACGGAATGATTCGTTACAACACTACCACTAATGAATTTGAAGGGTATCAGTCAGGAGCTTGGCGCAACTTTAGATTTAAAGAACCTGGTCCTATTGAAGTTCAAACTCTGTCAGAGTTAGGAGACGGCTCTACTATTATTTTTGGTCCGTTAACTCCTGATCCGTATACTTACACAGCACAAAGCGGAGTAACATGGGACGCCGCGCAGATTGCCAAGAATATTATTGTATTAGTAGAAAATGTATTTCAAATACCTAATATTAACTATACTGTAGTACAAAATCCAGCAGGAAACTACGGCGGAAATCCAGGCGTAGACATGCCTAACGGAACCTATATACAGTTCGGTTCTGCAGTTCCAGCCAACAAACCCGTTTACGTTATACACAAGTTCGACCAATAATATTACTAATAAATACTGTATAGGAGCGTGTTATGGCTAATACAGTAGGTAAAATTAGTGGACAGATGTTGGAATCTGATCTTCTGCGAGAAGGAGTACCTTTAGCTTTTGATACAGATTTACTTTACTTAAATGTAAATTCAAAACGTGTTGGCATTAATACTGACACTCCTTTCAGAACATTATTAGTAGATAACACTATAAGAACAGCTGATCTTATAGTTAACAATCCGTTTACCCTAGAGGATTTAACATTTTCAGGAAATACAATTAGCAGCAACTCTAATTTGTATTTGTATGCCAGCGGCTCAGAACCAACTATTACCACAAAAAGATTAGAAACTGCTAATCTTTATATCGATGGTAACTCTATTGTAAGTAAAATACTTAATGCCGATATTAATCTTGTGCCTGCTGGCACAGGCAATGTGGTATTAGATGCGAATGTTGAAGTAATAGGAAGTTTACATGCTACCGGCGACTTAACATTCGATGGCAATTTTGTCATTGGTAGCGACGATAACGATAACGTGAGTTTCGCAGCAGATCTTGCTAGTGACATTCTGCCTGATGTTAATAATTTATATGACATTGGAACGTCTAGTAAACGATTCTCAGATATTTACACATATCTAATTAACGGAACCAATTACACGGCAGGCGGGAGTACAGTAGCAGGAATTGATTTAGGACTTAGAGCAGGAAATATATGGTATGTAGCCACAAATGGAAATAATAGTAATGTTGGTGATCACGAAAACGGGCCCTTTGCAACTATTGAATATGCACTAACTCAAGCTAACTCGGGCGACACTATACAAATTTATCCAGGTACATATACAGAATCGTTTCCATTAACAGTGCCGGTTGGAGTTAGTATTAAGAGTGCAGGCATTAGATCGGTCACTATACAACCAACGCAAGCAACTAGACAGAATGATTGCTTTTTGTTAAATGGTGAAACTACTGTGTCAGATTTAACTATAAAAGATTTTTACTACGACTCCATTGCTGACACTGGATACGCATTCAGATTTGCGCCAGGTTTTAAAGTAACCACTCGTAGTCCTTATATACAAAATTGTACTGTGCTTACATCAGATTTTCAATTGCCCTTGCCATCAGGACTGTCGTTTATCAGCGAATCAGGTAATATACTTGTGGCAGAGAATGGTGACATTTTTGTTTCAGAATAATAGGAAGCCTATATGCCAAATGTAAAATTTTCAGAATTACCTTTACTAGCTAACTTGAGCGATAATGCAATTATTCCAATCGTTGTAGATTCTAATAATTTTATCGTTACTGGTAACACCATTAAAAATTATGTAACATCAGTGGTTCCGCCAATTAGATTTAGTGTAGCTGGTGATGATAGTACTACTAGAGTAATTAACAATCAAGAAACAATTAAGTTTGTAGGTGCGACTGGCATTTCTACTAGTACTGATGCAGAAGGCAATGTAACTATCACTGGCCCCGACCTTTCAGGTTATCAACTAATAGCAACTGCGCCAACATCTGCTTCGCAAACATATTCCTTTAATGTTGCTGGTGATGATAGTACGTTAAAAACAATATCAAATGGAGAAACAATTAAGTTTATTGGTACTAGTAATATTTCTACTAGTACCGATGCAGAAGGCAATGTTACTATTACTGGACCTAACTTGTCTAGTTATCAACTAATAGCAACTGCGTTTAGCGGTGATTATGACGACTTAACAAATAAGCCAACATTCAATTCACAAATATATTCGTTTAGTGTAGCAGGTGATGACAGTACGTTAAAAACAATATCAAATGGAGAAACAATTAAGTTTGTAGGTGCGACTGGCATTTCTACTAGTACTGATGCAGAAGGCAATGTAACTATCACTGGACCTAACTTGTCTAGTTATCAACTAATAGCAACTGCGTTTAGTGGAGACTATGACGACTTAACAAATAAGCCAACATCTGCTCCTGCTTTTAGTTTCTCAGTGGCCGCAGATGATTCAACACAACGAGTTATTAGCACAGACGAAGTTATCAAGTTTATAGGTGCGAGTAATATTTCTACTAGTACTGATGCAGAAGGCAATGTAACTATCACTGGACCGTCGCTAGGTAGTTTTACATTCGCAGGATCAGTAGTTGATACTAATGACAGTTCTGGAATTAATATAACTCCTGCTGTGACATTTAATAGCGACATCATTGCTGAAAATGGGTTAACTGCTAAGTCAAATATTGTACCTTTTACAGATTCAATATACGATTTAGGCGCACCAGGAAAACGATTTAGAGATCTATATCTAAGCGGTAATAGCTTATATATAGGCAGCGCAGTGATCACTGCTACAGGAAATGCAGTTAATTTACCAACTGGATCGACTATAAACGGATCTGGGATTACTAGCATATCATCACAATTAAAAGGTACTAGTGTTACATACCCAGGCAACGACCTAGCAGCGGACCCAGCAGGCGGCCAGCTTATTACTATTACAGGTACTGGTTTTGAATCTACACCTACAGTATATATTGGCGGCACCATCGCACCTAGTATTAGTTTTATAAACAGCACACAAATTAACGTAACTGTACCAGCTAAGTCATCAGGTACTTATGATGTTTATATTATAAATCCAGGTGGCTCAACTGCTATCATGGTGATGGCTATAAGCTATTCAGGCATTCCTGCTTGGACAACTACCGCTGGCAATTTAGGTACCTTAGGTGCTAATTTTAGTATTCAGCTAGAGGCTACTAGTAACAGCGTAGTTAGTTATCAATTAGCTGCTGGATCTACATTACCTAGTGGTGTAACATTAAGTAGTAGTGGTTTACTCACTGGAGTGAATATTGGTACAGAACAAACTTTTAACTTTACAGTGTCTGCAGTAGATACTGAACTACAAGATACACCCCGCAGTTTTTCGGTAACTGTAACTTTCAGCGACGCTTACTTCAACCGGACCACGTTACTGCTTAACACTAGCAGCACTAACGGAGCGCAGAACAATATATTCTTAGATTCTGGAACTGCTAACGGAGGTGTAGGATTTACAATTACTAGGAACGGTAATGCCACACAGGGAACATTTAGTCCTTTTAGTCAGACGGGGTGGAGTAA